ATGCCACAGGTAGTCTTAGACACAAACATCCTTCGCGAAAATGGGATTCAGAAACCAAACATGGTAATGCTTGCTAGACTGGCAAGAGAGAAGATGATTAATGTTTATATTCCAACGATTGTTAAAAGAGAATACCTCAGTCAACAATCAATTGAATTGTCCGATGAGTGTCAGAAAATATCAAATTCTCTTCAAGCAATAAAAAAAAGAATCGGTATTAATCATCCCAATTACAGTTTTAGTGATGACTTTGGAATTTTGTTAAAAGATTTCAAAGTAGGGCTAGAACAACCAATATACGATAGCTTTGAAGATTGGATCGTGAGTAATCATATTAAGGAGTTTGATTTTTCCCCTCAAGATATACACTCTGTAATTGATGATTATTTTTCAGGGGGTGGCGTCTTCAAAAAAGCTAAGCATAGGGATGACTTTCCTGATGCAATGATATCTAAAGGAATATTGAGCTTAGCTGAACAAAGCCCTGTCACTGTGTTGTGTAAAGACGGTAATTTCAAGGAAAAATTGTCAAAATTTAACAATGTTCTAGTCTTGTCCAGCCTAAGGGAATATCTAGACACAGAAGAGGTGACTAAGCTTCTTGAAGAACTTGATGAGCGTACTTCAACAATTGAACTAATAAAAGAAGTTCTCAAGTCAGAGTTATCTCAGAATAAACTAAAAGAATTTATTTTATCTGAAGAAGCTTATATTGAAGATGTATATCTGACTCGTGATGAGTTACGTGGAATAGATCTTCTCTTATTAGATAGTGCGTATAATCAAGACATACAATTTATTGAAACATCTACGATAAAAGATATATGCCTAGGTGAAATCCGTTTTGTTAGTGATAACTCATATGTAGTAGATGTACAATTCAAAGCAAAAGCTACTGTTAGTTATGCTGGTTACTATGGTGATTTTCAAACATTGGATCGTTCTGACCAAGGTCGTGTTGATTTTGATAATGTTCAAGGTGACGGGTATGGAGAAGGTCAAGAAAGAAGAGATATTGCCTTTACAGGTGCAATTGAAGTATTCATAGAGAGTGATTTAGCTCCTGACCAGTTAGCTATTCATATGGAGTACTTCAGTTCTCATAATAGAAGAGTATCAGGAACAGTGGAAATTGTTTCTGGTGAAATTTTACCATAGGTTGGCTTGATAGAATTTAGGGTAGGGATATTAAAGTTATCAATAGAAAATACGTAATTTCTTTTTAAAATTACGTATCTCCCTAATGAATACATCCAGGTGTGATTGAAGCTTGGGCATAGCGTGTTTTAACTCGGTTATTTAAATTTTGTTGGCACCCAAGGTTTCGCAGGCATGCGACGACCGCCACGAAATGGCAAAGGATGCTCTTTAGGTGGGTAAAACTTTGGGGAATCAATTCGACCGTGGCGTTCGACGAGCTGACGATGTTCGTCGCGCCAATACGCAAAACTGAGCAATTCTTTCGGATTAAACTCGCGTCGTTCAGGCGTGATCAAGGTGGCACGGTTAAAGTGAACCCCAAATCCATTCCAACGATGGTCTAAAGGCAAGTAACCGCGAGTGTGGATGTTTCCGGTAAAGTGACTTAACTGATTTGAACAAATCTGTTCGTGACATTACGTAGATCTGAAGAACACAGAGTAATCCAATAATCTAACCAACAAACACAAACTTAGAGCGAGCTGTAAGTTGGGTTTAAAAACTCAGCATGAAGACTTTCAGACGAGCTCGTGTGAGAAAACTTAACTGGCTTAGTGGATAACCCAAAACAAAATTCAACGTGTGCAGCCAACAAGAAACACAGTGGCGTGTGTGAAATCTGAAAAAGAAACGACAGCAATGTCCACAAGGTTTACACACAGCACGGTGAATCATTAGTACAAGAAGATGTAAGTTAGACAGACGGAACAATAATGATTGGGTTAAAAGAGCGTTTAGAGAATGCTGGATGCTTGAGGCTTGAGGCACCAGTTGTATTAAGGGTTTAAGAGGAAACGATGACAAGAATAACTTTGGAAAATAGTGACATTACTATCTGGGGCTTACATACTCAGTGCGTATTATGTCTGCTTATGTTCAATCGTGCATACCTCCTTGAATCAGTGCAACCTCTTGTATTTAGAGGTTTTATCATTGAAGTATCGCGAAATGAGTAAGAATTACATTTTTCGAGAGTTAGAATGTCAAATGACCAAGGAAGAGGTCGCGGAACTGTGTTTTAAAACTGTGAGAACGGTCACAGGATGGGACGAAGGAAAACCAATACCGCCAGAGTGCAAAAGACTAATGAGAATGGCAAAAGGTCGAGAACTCAGTGTAAGTGATGATTGGGAGCAGTTCAAAATGTTATACGACAGTATGGAGCTGCCGACAGGCCAAGTGGTTAGGCCACAACAAATATTAGCAGGAATTGCGCTCTTGGGGATTCAGTCTGAATTGGAAATCAAGACTTCGAAGCATCTGCTTCGACTGGCTAGAGCGATAGCTAATATAAAGCAGTGAGTTGAGTTATGTAACTTGCAAAATAAACCCGCTAATGTGTATTAGCGGGTTGAAAGGTTAGGCTTTACGTAAGAATTGTTCAATTGAATCGAAGTGGTGCGAGTTTAAGTCAAAATAGCCTTTTTGTGTAGCAATTCCGATATTTGGCTTAAACTCTTTTTGCGCACTTAGATATGCATGGAGTTTTGCTTTGGCTATATTTTTAGGTGCATCTATGTGTTCATTTTCAGATGCTAAATCAAATACTCTTCCAATAAATATGTCAGCTTCAATCTTTATAGGATTATCGTTAACACTATCTAGTAATAAATTCTCAAGCATGCCAGAGTCTGCGTTTCCTGGCATGACATAAAAACCAAACTTAGTGTCGTTTTCATTCGATACTAATTCTAAATGGTCCTTAGGCGCTGGAAGGTTATTATTCCGGAACATAGCTTGTAAACTTTGTATTACCGCTTTATGTGAATTATCTGCGTCTTGGATAACTATCAGTGCTTCTAAATCTTCGATACCAGCTGATTGTAATGCAACAGAAAATAAGGGTTTTAACTTATCTTTTCCTTGGGCTTCTATACACTTGAAATCTGTGAGCCCTTTGTGTCGACAAAAGCTAGAAAAAAAACTAAGTTCATCTTTCCCTTCAACTAGAATGACCTTTTTAATGCCTTGCAACATCAGCGAATCTCCCAATCATGATCAAGTGCAGTAGTAAGCATTTCACTATCATACGTTCTAGGAACTAGCTTGTTTTTGACACGATCTAATCTGATGTAAGAGATTGATTCTGCGTTGCTTTCTTTGACGTATGAGCTTAAACCTTTCAACAGGTCATGGTTGTGTGTAGTGACAAAGATTTGGTTACCTTGTTCTGCGGCTAACTCATCAATCATTTTCCAAACTCGCGAAAAAAGAGAGTAATGAATACCATTTTCTAGTTCATCTATACAGATGATGCCTTTTTGAATTGATGCTATAGATACCAAGATTGACAGTAGCTTACCAAGACCTTCACCCATTTGGTACATTGGCATTAGTCTTGATAATCCGATGTTGCAATAAATTGTTGGTTCTCCATTCGCGCTTACAATTGAAAGGGCTGTTAATCTTGGCTCTAGAACTTGCAATAATTTGACGATTTTATCTTGCTGGCCATCAATAATTAATTGACCAAGTTTATCTGCATCATCAGGCGCATGACTTTTTGGCGCAGAGTTTACTTGGACTACAGCCTTTCTTACTTGTGTTAATTTGTTCGCCGTAAGGCTAACTTGGTCGCCGTTCATATAAATATAGGCATCACCCATATTTACATGGCCTTGTCGAAATTTACCATGAAATGAAGAAATACTATTCGATGATGTTGCGACAGTTGATGCTGAATCATTTGCTCTTTGATGTATGGCAGCAAGTTCATTATTAGACTTTTCTAAATGGCGATAAACTGCTTCTTCTAGAAATCCACTATCTTCAATACGAATTATTATTTTTTTTGATAAGTCAAAATTATTAAATATAGATTGCCAAAGTGAGCCGGGCTTCGATGAGCTAGTCGTGAAAAAATTTGCTCCACGGAAACCTAACTGTTTAAAGAAGCAATCAGGGGCAGCACGGTCGTAGAAGAAAAAGATAGCTTCCAATAGTGAAGACTTACCTGTGTTGTTTGCACCTGAAATGACATTAATTCGTCGTAGCTTGTCTACTTTAAACGACTCAAAATGCTTATAGTTGTCTAAAAATACTGAGTTGATCACGTGAGCTAACTCCTTATATATGAAGTAATTAGTATATATTGCAAAAAGCTTAATACCAAACGGTTATGTCTCAAAACACCGTGATACAAACATAAGCCTATCACTCAAAAGAGCGGTGAGTGCTATCAGTTAGGTCGAATTTACCCCCGTGATACAACACGGGGGTTGCTGCCCACAGCGTCGCGCTCGCTGTTCAGCTCTCACGACTCACGCGAAGCTGTGAGCAGAAGCAGTAATAACAAAAAGCCCCACTAGTATAGTGAGGCTCTGAAGGGAAAGGGATGTATTCTAGTGTCACCAGTGACATGGCTCATTTAGTGCATTGAAACCATACGGCCTGTATTAATATCTTTAAGAACACCAACCGTTAGGTTTTCATGATCACACATGACAGATGTTGCTTGCTTGACGTCTGATTCTCTATCTTGAGGAATCCAAAGAGTAACTTTTTTAAACCCTTTGGCTTTCATCTTGTCTTCGTACTTTTTATTTCTACCCATTTAGAAACCTCCTTATACAAAGTATTTGATCACACTCGATCAAACTGTGCAAGACTCACTTCGTTCAAACACTGGCGCACTGCGTTTGCGAATACCGCTGAGGAGCACTAGCGCTGCAAGTCATCGTGTAAAACTATAACCACCAAGAACCATTCAACGGAGCCTACCCAAGTTTAAAGAGCGCTTAGCAAGATGAAGGGTTTTCGTTTGTCTCTCAATCATTGCTACGCTTCGCTGCTTATCGCTCAACAACTTAAATCACCCCCTCAACATGGTCATGTTCGCTTATCCCTGCGGGGCTTGTTTCTTACTAAGATTAAATATATCTACAGACTTTTGAACATTCTCAACTCTTCCACTCATCAAGTCGTTACTTTCAGAAGCGATAGCAACGCCACTCGATGTAGGTGGACACGTTAAAAACCTTGATACTGATTTAGAGCGCACTTGAATCAAGCAATCATCAATCAATTCAAAGCGGTAGCCGTAGCGATTCAACACAGCCGAACGTATATAAAAAGTATCTACACCTTTATCTATCCTAAAGACAAAATCAGAATACTCACCAAACCCCTTTGGATAAACCGTTCTATTTACTGACGTAAGATAGACCGCTGTAGAGCCGTTGAATACTGGAAAAGCATCGAAGAAAGGATTCACAGCATCAGGAAGACTTTCAGCAGAAGCTTGAGAAGTAGCATTGCTAGAACCCACCCGAACAGAACTTTCCCCATCTTTGATAGGAACATTTTCAGATACTGGAACATTAGCCGGAGTAGATAGAGTAGGCGAGTTGGTAGAGGCAGCTGGCGCATCGACCGTTTGAACTTCACCCACATCAGAATCAGATAGTACATAAGATAAATCCCATAGAAATTTGCCAATGGCCACGACCCCGATAATGATCGCAAGAATGAATTTTGGAGACTTCAAAACCGAGATATCAGACTTAGTAGCGTTAAAGCCTCCGGTTCCTGTGGACTGATAAAGCGCGAACACATCAACAGGGATTTTCTTGGTGGTACTACTGGCCATGTCGGCCTTAGTGGAAGGAGCTGTCTTAGTGGATTTTGGAGGGTGGTTAAAAATCCTAGGCTTACGACTTCGAAAGAATGTATCTGTTGAGCGGTGAGAATAAGCTTCACCGGCACACCCTTTTAACCAAGTGGGGATTGCGGTGTAATCAGGTGTAAGCATGACAATATCCCATTGGTATTTTCTATGTCGCATGAATGCACCGTAGAAGTCGAACGGGTAGAGCAGTCTGTTATTTTCATCGAGTTGGGTTCGTTCGCAATCATCAACGTCACCCACTTCAAACGAATCAGGGTCAACCGGAAGCCAGCGAGAATAGAACAGTTCGGAAAAGTCTTTAGGTAAGTAATCTACGAACTCACAGAAAGGCTTTTGTAAGAACTTCTCACGCTTAAATCCTGCTTCGGGACAATACAAATCCTGACACTCATCAATCACAACGAATGCACCAAGAGGCATCCAGTTGAACCAATTTTGCCAGAGCATCACACCCTCAGAAGATCGTGTGAAGATCCTAATTAGGCGTGCTGAATCTGGAAACTTTTCACCTAACAATTCTTCGATAGATTCCTTAGGTTTCAAGCCCTCAATATTGGTGACAACGATACGACCCTCACGCAAAGCAGGGAGGATTTCGAACCATGTAACATAAGCGGTTTTATAAGCCCCGTTAGAGCCATGACGAAAGGAAACAGCCATATCACCACCCCATAATTCTAAGTACAAATGCCGTAGCAAACGCATCAACAACGATTCGAACTGAATCAACAATGCCGAACTGGTAACAGGCAAAGCGTAGGTCTGAAGGAAGCTTGTTAAAGGCCATGTTCAACACCGTGTAGACCTCATATTCAGAAAGCAGCAAAGAGGCAACGTTATAGGCCATTTCTAGCATTTGGATTTTTAGGTAGATATAGAGCTTAATGAACCAAAACCATGCGTATGTGAACACGTCTAGAAACAAGTCCGGTATGGTGGCGAAGAAGTCGTAAATACTGCCAAAGACAGAAACAATGTAATCAAGTGCGCTGTAGAAATATTCCATGATTTATACCTTAGAGCGACCAGAGGAAAGCAAGATAAAGCCAGCTAATAGAGTGGCGATGAATAAGATAACGGTTCGAATCATATTGCTATTGTTGGAGCCTAAAGTGCTGAAAAGATTGAAACCCACATCAACATCCCATCGACTAAGAAAGAAGCTTGTACCGTCATATGAGCCGTCAGAGAATGACATTTGACCGAGCTTCAAAGGGGATTGTTTGAGCTTATTTTCAAGAGTTTCTTCTAGGTCATCAATTTCAGTTTTTAGATCATCAACTGCTGTAGTGAGTACCGTGTTAGTAACGTATCCATCACCTTGCCCTGGGGCGCTGAATGCCCCTGATTTTCCAAAGACATCTTCAAGAACGTCTTTGATGTCACCTTTAGTAAGGCCATCACCAGAGTCGCCATTGTTACTACCAGAACCTGAGCCGTTATTGCCACCAGTAGAACCATCACCACCAGTAGAACCATCACCGCCAGTAGAACCGTCACCACCAGT